TACAGACATGAACTGATCAACAGTATCACATTCCACAAACTTTTCATCACCCTGATCACTCAGAAGGAGAAAAGAACGAGAGCAGATGTCGATCACAATACCTTCGACAAACTCTTCGGTGCGTTGCATGGGGTGCTTCCCTTGATTACCCACATATTATAGGGCATCTAGGTGGGGGTGTCAACTGTGCCTATCGGCAAACTGGTCACAAGGTATTGATGATAGAAATTACTTCAGAATTTGCAGTTTTTCTTTTTTCTTGCTCAGATTTAACATTATTTGCTCCCCAATTTTGCAACTCCTTTTCCATCTTCTTGTCTTTTATTTTATTAAAATCTGACATACTGACAATATTGTCTCTCTGGGTTCGGAGAGTTACTATTTCGGCAATAATACTAGTTATGGATGCTCCGATAGCTACACATCTATTTTCTCCGGCAGTTCCAGTTAATGATGTATCAGTTGCATCTGGTGCAACACCGACACCAGAATATGCACGAAATGCACCCACATTTCTTGGTCCTTGGTGATCTGTGTCAGTCGATGATATATTGCTCCTAACTATTCCCAGATTAGTAGAAGCTTCGAAATTGTCTAGGTATTCTTTAGTACCATCTCCACCACCACCAACGTTATAATCACTTGCTTCTATTTCTGTGGCATCATCTCCGGCATTCAGTCTTCCATTGTCTCTGTGATTTTCGTGTCCAAATCCAGAGTTAGTAGATGTTAGTGTTACAACACTAGTTGGTTCAAATGGATTTTCGGCACCATAATTTACATCAGGACCTGCCATTGATTTATAGATTTCCATTGCAACCCGATCCTCAAACATATCATAATCATTACCAAAATTTTGAGTTGTAGATTCTCCTATTGCAGTTTGTCTAGTGAGTCCTGCTGAGGTAGTTGTCGAATATGCAATACCTGGCCAACAGTTGCGTGCAATTGCCTCTGTGGATAATGTTACTAACTGTTGTTTCTTTGCATTAATCTGTGCATTAAGAGTAATAATGTCATTATCAATTTCTTTGCAGAATGCCTGAAGTGTTTCGGCATCTTCTTTGATCTGATCTTCAACTTTTCCTACAACAGCACCATCATAGTAAAGATCTTCTGCATTTTCTTCTTTTACAACCTTTTTATATGTTCCATCATCATTTTCTTCAACAGTTGTTGTAGAAACAATTCCAACTGCTTTTACATCAGATTGTTCTTCAAATGCTCCTTCTAGTTGCTTTTGATCTTTTTCAAATATTCCTAGTGCCCTATCCTTTAATGACTCATCCATTTCAATTCTCCAGTTCAGATACTCTTTGCTTTAATTCTTCAATTTCACGTTGTTGCTCTTTCATTCCATCAATAAGATGGGCAACTAAGTTTTCATAAAGGACTCTTTTATAAACTCGTCCTTTTTCTTTGCCATCTTTAACAGTATTTACTCTCGTTTTATAAACGACTTCTGGCACAACTTCCTCAACCTCTTGTGCGATTAATCCAACCATATGTGGATATTTTTTAGCAAGATCTGGGACAATTTCTTCATCCCAGTCAAAAGTTACTGGGTTTAGTTTCATAATTTTATCCAAACCATTTGTTAATGGTTCTATATTCTTCTTTAATCTAATGTCAGAAGTGTGTGGACCAGTAGAAATAAACGATCCATTATACATCCAAAATCCATTTAGATTTCCAAATGGACTATTATGTAATGCTACCGCAGCATTATTAGTAATAACTGGTGAAGTTTCAGTATTCTTTGGTGTAACTTCAGACTTAAGTCCAGTTAATGAGGATTCGATGGCATTATATGCAACTTTCAATGCTCCAAGTGAGACATCGGTTCCAAATTTTACATCAACTCCAAATGTATTCCAAACACCAGTGTGAATATCAAGACCAGTAGAGTTAAAAGTTAATGGTGATGTGAGTGATGGTCCGGCAACAAGTGATGCACTGAATGGTGTTAATACTGCACCCTGCCCAAAATGCCCTTTATGTGCCGCAAGTGATCCAGGTTCCCAGAAACCAGAAGGGATATTTAATGCACCTCCCAGTATTGGATTAAAAACATCTAAAGTTCCTGTTTCTAATTTTTGAAATGACATTACTTACAAGTCTCCGCAATATCTGTAATTAAACTGGCAACTGGTCCTGGTAAAAACGATCCCAGTAATCCACTCAATGGTGAACCTTGCATAACATCTGCATATAAAAGTCTCAGATAACCTTTTGCATTAAGAGTAATACTATCAGCAGCAGTTACACAAACCTTACCACCGGAAAGAGTAAGTTGCTCTTCTGCATCAATTGTGATGTGATCATTTGCCTTAATTAGGATTGATCCATCACTATCAGAACCAATAGTTTCAACATAAATGTTCTTTGCAATAATCTTTACGTTGCCATCTGGTGCTGCAAGAACCAAATCCCCGTTCTTGCATACAATTGATTTAGCAATGTTTTCTGATGGTCCAATAGAAGAATTGTCTTGATTTAGTGCCGAACCACAAATTTCATGGGATGATCCAGGAACTCGTTCCTCTTTGTTTCCAGTGAGAGTTTGAGTTTCTGAATATCCATTTTTTAAATAATGAAATAAGTTAGTTGATGCGTCTTCACCAAGTTCATCCTTTTCACCAACAGGACCCAGTTGAAGGACGCCCCATTCGTTTCTGTATATTATTTGATCTGGTATTTTTGACATGTTAACTTACACAATCCACAACACGAACAACATTTCTGCTGAATAAACCTTGATTTTCAAGGTTTTCTGTAAGAACAGTTCTTCCTCTCAGAGTATCGATCGGAGTATCACCAACATTTATGGTAATATCTGGATCTCCAGATGCATCATCAAAGTCTTCTACCCTTGTAAATGATACAATTGGTTGAATCACAGCACTATTTCCTGTTTGACTATTTATTATGACCTCTGGAATAGTAACCAAACCACAAACTGGATCATTTATTTGAATCTCAAATATCTGTCCAAATTCAGTCATACTAACACTCGCATTCAAGTTTGGAACATCTGGTGTAATAGTGATAGTATCTTCTTCTGTATATCCAATTCCTGTATTAAGAACTCTAAATCCAGTTAAACAGGCAATATAATCATTACCCCTATCAATTTCATCATCATTTACATCATCACTTACATCATCAAATTCAGTTCTTCCATCTGCAGGTGGAGCTACACCCCCGGAAGTTATAACAACACTAGTGACTTGTCCAAAATTTGGAGAGTCTCTATTATCTTCAATTATAGCATAACCAGATGTAAATGTATCTTCACAACTGTCTTCAAAGGATACGAATGGTGGTCTACTATAGTTTGATCCACCAAATACTAAATCAACACCAATTGTTCTTCCGACATTATCAACAATTGCCTCTCCAACAGCACCGGCACCACCTCCACCAAAAAATGTGATTTTAGGAGCACCACATCTGAATGCTGATGTATCACATGGTAATTGATATTGAGGAGAATCTCCTAACCTACCACTCCCAAAAGTTTCGTCCTCTCCTTTGAAGATTTCTAAATTCTCAGCCCACTTATCAACACTACCAATGATACCTTCGGCAGATGCATTAGCAGCAGGTGCTAAGAATTTATTGAATGCATCAATCTCTGCTTGGTTTGGTCCACCCCAAGCACTTGCCTTAAATTCATTAATTTCTGGGCAATTTGGTTTTGCACATAAGAATGCCTCAAAACCAAGGATATAATCGAGTGCCTGAAATACACTTCCAACAATTTTTGTAACACCACCAAGAACATCATTGATCTTATCCAGAAGTGGACCAACTGCCTTGTCCACTATTGCTGCAACATTATTAATCAGTGCATTTGTAAATTGCTGTGCTGCACAGAAAGGTGCGTTAACAACTTTACCTACTAATTCATTCAAGAAGTCCAATACTAAATCTACAAGTCCACCGACAATATCTTTAAATGCACAGAAGATATTATCTACGACCGTTTGAATAACAGTATTCTTAATGTTTTTTGCTACTGTTGGCAGTAGCATCTCAATAAGAGCTTCAATTCCCTTTCTGATTTTGTCTATTAAAAAATTTCTCAGTCTGTTCATTAAACTCTTCAGAACAGCACCAATAATACTTGCAGTTTGACTGATTATACTTGTGATATTTGAAACCGCATTAATTGATGGAGTAATATAAACGTTTGCGTATTGTTTAATTCCTTTGAGTGCTGTGAAAAAATTAGTTAAAGCAATATGAATCTTATTAACTGTCGTCGTTCCACAAGGATTAGGTAAATCAAATACTTCTTTGCCATCAGTAACTGTTTTACCAAAAGCTGCAGTATGACTTGTCTTCTCACTATCTGGAGTATTATCACTATTCTGTGGTTTTGTTGTTTGTGGAGCGTTAGATTCTATCACTAAAAATTACCTCCTATTCTGATTATTTAGAGAGTTTTTTCACATCTACCACCGCAGGTTTGGATGGTTTGGGTGCACCGGTAACAAGATTGCCAGGACTTCTACCAGTATTATAAACATCTACCCTTTTTCCTAGCGTAGTTCCGTTCGTAGATTCTCGTATTTCATAATCAGTTCCATTATTTGTCAGAATTTGTGTGATTACAGGTATCTGACAATCTTCATCCATAAAAAATCCAATGACCCATTCTCCACCCCATATTCCACTAGAAACAGCATTACGATTGCCATGTGTGGTTGGTTTTGCAACAATTGCCCAAGGAAGATCTTTATTTTGTAAATCAGTTGCATCATCACCAGACATGGGATGCATTCCAGGTATTCTAACTTTTACTCGATCTCCATGTTGATCTGGCCAACCACCTTTATTTGGGTACTCATTCCAACCAGGAGGTACTTGACCAATAAACCATTTATTATTACCGATAGCATATCCTACGTTACTTGCCATGATTAACCTCCACTCTTTTTAAAACCGTAAGTATCACGAACAATAGTCATTGCTGTATATGAATTTTTTGGATCATAATGATGACACAGATCCATAATTAAGTAGTTTCCACTTGAAAATGGATCTGATGTTCCTTGAACCTTATCATCATCTGTAATTACCTGAATATGACACTTAATCACATCTCCTGCTTTAAGATTGGGATTGCATGGAACCTGAATTTTTGCAATCTGTGCCATTAATAAATTATATCTCATCTGAACTTCACCTTGCCACTCTTGTGGTTTACTAGAAGTTGTTTCTGTTGATTTAACCTGAGAAGACAATGCTCCAACGTCTTTTACACTATACAATACTCTCGTATACTTATCACTTTTCAGTCCTGATTTTGGTTTTGGTGGTTCACTTTTTCCAAGTGATTGAGGTAGTTCTTCTATAGAAAAAGAACTCTCTTCTTCCTGAAATGTTTGGGGATTAAAATATACTCGACGACTAGAATAAACTCCAGACTTCATTGCATTAATTAAATTTTGATTTTTATTAATACTGAAAGATGATATTTTAAAATCAGTATTTGAATTTACACTTGAAACATTAACATCAGTCTTATAATATTCTGCAACGGGAGATTTTTTAATCAGATTATCAATTGCCTTAAATTTATGCCCATCTCGTGTTTCATAAAAGAAAAATCCAGGATTTCCATCATCAAAAGTTGATTTGGCAGCAAGCATCATGATAACTTCAAATGGAGATTTCATGTTACCAATAAATGGATATCCATTTGCAGTTTTGTCAATCTCTAATTTATCCTTGGGAATTCCTAATAAATTTTCTGCTATGATTGAGACAGATGCTGAGTTAGATCGACCCGTATAGTTTTTCTTAACGTGTGTCTCTTGATTTGTAATTGCTGTTTTAGATACTAAACTAAGAAACACAGCTTCTCTATTGGATTCTTGATCGGAATTCACGGCACTATTGACATATAATGGAGTTCTGGAGAAATCCAACGTTCCAAGTTTGGAAGTGATTTTAAATCTTACTTCTTCATCTCCGGTTCCTGTCAATGGGAGTGCATTATAAATCGTTCCCTTTCTTTCTTGGGGATCATACTTTTTATCATAGTTAACAGAATTTCCAGTATCAACGAAAGTCATAACCGCAGTTATATTGGGAGATAATAAACTCTCATAGTAGTCAAAACTCGTAGTCTTTCCTTCCAATGCAAGTTCTTTACCATCTTTGGTTAGTGTAAGTATTTCGTAATTTGCTGTGTCTGCTGCGTTTGCCATTTATCTTAGAAAGTCCAGATTGATGTGAGTTGTGATACTGGTGCAGGTTGAGGTGGTGCGGATGCCACTTTTACCGGTGTAGGAACTACTTGTGTCTGTATAGTATTTACCTGCTGAACTGCAATAGTTGTTGTTCCTTCATCATCCATTGATTGATTTATAGAATCCCTCTGTTGAGATTTCTTATCTACTGAATTAATTCTTGCAGCAGTGACAGGTGTATTATCTGTGCTTCTACGTGGTACAGACAATTTATTAGCACCTTTTCCTATAGCAACTCTAATAGAAGTTGGTTTTGCTGCTTCATATAATTTTAAAAATTTCTTTTCAGCATCAGTTCCAGATCTGCCACCCAATTCCACACCAACACATCCTGCTGTTCCATCGCTTCCAATATCACTATGAACTAATAACTGACTTCTACTACCAATAGAACCTGTCATATTATTGATATAAGTGGACCAAGTTCCAACTTTATCAACGTATCCATGTTTTGCAAATCCCATTAAAGGGTAAGTTCCATCTGGTAATGGATTTAAAGTTCCAGAAACATTTCTTCTATCCTCCTGTGATGCATTTGCAGTTCTAAAGACGCCACTAATAGCTTCCCAAGATCCAAGTTTTTTTCCTTTCTGATCTTTTAATACTAAAGTTCCCGTAGCACCATCACCACTCCCAATAAAGTCTAGTGTTCCTCCGGGAGTAATCGGACCAACTGGACTGGATATTGAAGATCCAATAGGTTTATTATCTGGACTTGATGTTGGTTTCTTACCTTGACTTTCATATTTTTTTCTCTCTGCAGAGGTAAATTGTCTCTCTGTAAATTGTCCAGTTTCTGTATTTACAAATCCTTCTTTACCATCTCTTTTCTCAAGTTTCATTTTTGTTGATGCTTTTTTAAGTCCCAAAATATCTCTGAATTTATCAATAGCACCTTTGAGTAAATCGATTGCTCCACCAAATGGACCTAATTTTTCTTTTATCTTATCAAGTAAACCACCCTCTCCTTGGATATTCTGGATACCATCATCAAATCTTTTCTTGTCAACATCAAGTTGATCTTGATTTATGTCATCACTAAAGAGAGACATAATAACCCTAAATCCACTTTGAATTGGTGTAAAGAAGTTTACAAGATTATCAATTACTTCCTTAACTTTTTCTACAATTGCTGGTAAAGCATTAACCAAAATGCCAAGCAATAGAGTACCAGCAAATTCCATAATTCTATCAAACAAACTGCCAGCTGGTTGCATGGCACCTTTTACGATAGATGCAGATTTTGCTAACGGTGATGATCTTTTTCCTAGTCTTCTCTCCTCTCCTCCCAACTTTGCCTTACTTCTCTGAACAGTTTGATTTCTTCTCGTAGTTGCTTGTTGCCTGGCATAATCATTATTTGACTTTACAAGAAATCTATGAATATTAGTTACATTTACTTTTAATTGTTTTACTTGAGGATCTGAAAACTTTGCTGGTTTAATTTTTGATGGATTTGTGGTTCCTCCTATTAAAGGTGAAGGGGAAGATAATCCATAAAAATCTCTGAATCCTTGTAAATGTCTTTCTCCAGAATCAGTTCCACCCTCTCCTGGTTTAAAATTTCTCTGCCTATACCTAAGATCTTTTGCTTTTCCCTTTAACTTATCTTTTGCGAAAGATTTTCCTTTTTTTACGGCAAGTTTCTTTGTACCTCTAGCAGCTGCTCTTGCTCCTGCCCTTGCTCCAGTTGCCGCAGCTCTACCTGCAGTTGCTCCTACTCTTGCTAATCCTGCTAATATCTGTACTGCCATAATATTACACCGTTATTCCATATAACATTGGACTCAATTGACGATATGGATCTGCCATATTGACACTAGAGATGCTAGGTACATCAGTTGCCTGATCACCCATGGAAGGCAATTCTGGTGGTGGCATTTGATTTGTAATTGGAGGTAAATTGACAATATTTACTCCACCACGACCCTTTCTTCTGGAAGAAATCATTTGATATATTCTTTCTGTCTTCTGATTATTCACGACCGTTCCACCAATATTTGGCATGAAAAGTTCTGGTCCTCTTTCACCCACAAGATATGGTCTTCCTGCGGCAACAGGACCACCTTTTGCTCTTGCTTCAATATTTAATGGAACAATCTGAGTTATTTTTTCTGCATATTTTGCTCTAATTTCTTTTTCTGCGGCATCTCTAGTTGATTGTGTAGCTTGTATTTGACTATCAGAGGAACTCATTGACAAACCTGCTTGTTCATCAATCTCAAGATTTTTTTTCTGTATCTCTCCTCTCATATCATCTCTCATACTATTAAGTTGTTTTCTCTTTGCTAAAACATCTGCTGCAAGTTTTTTCTCAGCATCAGTCATTTCAACTTCTTTTCTTCCCATTCCAAGGAATCCACCCTCTCTCTTTTTGCCGTCTTGATCAAGTCCGGCATCTCTTAATTTTTGATCAAGTATATCATGTGCTGCACTATATTCGGATCCACCCGTAACAGAATTTCTTACAGCATTAAATCCTGCTTCCAATCCTTTATATGCAAGAACTATACCACCAACAATTAGCAATGCTTTTAATAAGAGTGGAGCAATTGGAATAAGAAGTGGTGCTAGTGCTGATAATGTGCCGATTATTGTAGTAATGACTCCAGCTAAAGGCATTAGTGCAATAGCACCAATTGCAACTGCTGCCCAACCCCAATTCTCTTTGATCCAATTAAACCACCCCTTCACCTTCTCCATGTTACTTGGATCCTTCAACCATTCAAATATTGCATTAGAAGCAATACCCAAGGCAAGAGTTCCCAAGAAATCCATGATACGTCCAAAGATTCCTTTTACAGGTGCTACAGTTTGTTCTGCTTTTTCACCTACAGATTTTTTAATTTTCTTCGCAGATTTTCCTAATTGACTTTCTTCTGCACCAAGTTTTGCTTTGGATGCACTCCTCCTTGCTCTATCATTTCTTGCTCTTTCTTCTTGAGATCTAAGTGCAGAAGCCCTCATTAATTCTTGCTGAATCTGAACAAGAATTTGATTAGTCTCTGCTAAAGATTGTTCTATATTACTTCCACCACTATCTGGTAGTTTTTGACCTATATTACTTTGCGTATTCTGTGAGATATTTTTTAATATTGTTATCTTCTCGTCTTGTATTTTTTGGGATTTTTCGATTGCATTAATTTTTATTTTATTTCCTCTCACAATTTTTGCAAGAGTTCCAATCTTCGAAGTTCCTCCCTGACCAACATTGCCCAAATTAGATCCACCACCAGATAGGGGACTCTTGATGCTAGAAACATTTAATTTGGGATTTTGTATATTGGTATTAGCCACTTTGCTGTTGTGCCTTTAAGTTTTCCTCTTCAATATATTGTTGGAGTAAGATAAGATAAATTTCTCTCTCCCACGGAATCATATTTTCTATCTCTGTTAATGAATATTTATGGTGCTGTATGAGGGCAAAATTAATTTTATAGTATGACTCAAGATTAGTATGAGCCATACTCAACTGAAAAAAGCTGCTAACCCCTCAAGGACAACTTCAGATTCAACACCGGTATTTGGATTCTTCACCATAAGTTTATGCGAAAGTTTGGGCATTGTGGTGAAAAACTTCTCAATCTGCTTAAACTGTTTTGTATTCATCTGCTCGACGAATTCATCAAGTTCTTTCTTAGAATAATCAGATGATTCCCAACTTTCTTCATCATTATATATCATATCAATACAGGATGTAATCATAGAAAGTGATTGACCAACCTCACTGATATTTTCTCCTGTCTCGAAGTTATTTTCAATAAACTGCTGTAATGAAGGATAACGAAGTTTCATAGAGAGATTATCATCTAACTTGATGATATTTTTGTGTCCTCTAGTTTTTTGAATTTTGATTGCGTCGATATCAATCGTCATCTCAACTTGAGTTTCTTCATCATCTGGACAGGTGATATTAATATCAACCGTTTCTCCAACGGATCTTGCCCTAACATTTAAAAACAAATATTCAATATCAAAAGTTGAAAGAGTTTCAACTTTGACGTTTTCGGTAAGAATACAGTCTGTAAGAATCTGAACAATGGAATTGGTAATCTCCGTCATATCTTCGGATTCCATTGCCATAATTAAAATCTTTTCTTCTCGTACAAGAAAAGGTCTATATTTGATCTTCTTTCCTGTCGAAGGCAACGTCAAGTCATACGTTGGCGTATTAATCTTGGGTAAAGGCATACTAATTGATACAACTCATATGTGATTATTTAGAGGGTTATTTAAAGGTTCTTATCTCATATCCAAAAGTAGGATCTATTGTTACTGTGTATTCTCTACCATCAGAAGTAGTTCTTGTTTCTGGAGTTGATCCTTGACCAGTTTCTCTTAGTGCTCTAGCTCTCGCAGCATTTTCTTCTATAACCTCTCTCTGTTTTGTTGAATTTGATTTCAATCTTTGTGAACGTCTTGCCTCCAATTCTGCTGATGGTTGAGTATAAGTTAAATCTGTAAATCCCTCATCATTTTTTGTTCCCTTAGTAACTGAATCAGAATCGATAAGATATCGATCATAATTAAAACTAACATTTACTCTCAGTATATCTGAGGCACCATATGTTACAGGGATTGCACTAATTGTTTTTGGAAATGCATTAACAAATGTATACTTTATTGTTTTATCAAAAGTTCTCTCAAACTTTGTAATGGTCATAGACTGACACTTGTAAGTATCAGGGTATCTCATCCTACGATAATAATTTGAGACTAAAGGATCTGCATTATCAGTATCTTCACTTCCACTTGAAATAAAGTCAATCCATCCTTCAAAGAATCTTATAGCATTATAATCGTCATCAACATAAAAACTAAAATCAACGTCAGCATATAATCTCGTATGTGCAAATTCTTGGGATACACCCATAAAATTATCACTTACTTCTGCAGTTGCAAGTCTTGTTCCTGGCAATGATGCCTCATAACACAAAAGTCCTGCATCTCTTTGAACGAAACCTGCATCAACTTTTCTTTTATTCTTCAAATAATCTAGAAGATCACTATTTCCCTTAAAAGCACCAAGAGATGAAAAATCTACTTGATAGTGATTATTCTTTGATAGATTGCCAAACAATCTTTTTGCATCATTAGGTTGAATACTTTTTATGACAGACACTCTAAATACCTACAGTGCTTACTTTATTATTAGTTATTTAGATGTCATATAAGGGAAAATATCAACCATCTTAT